CCGTCTGCGTCGATGCCGTGGGTCTTGAGGAGCGCAGCCTGACCTTCCGTGACTTCTTTCAGCTCCCAGGGGAATATAGGCTCATAGTCCGCAAGTTCGATATCGTCTATCACGTTGAATACCTCGAGCGGGTCGAGCAGCTTCGACTTTTTCCTTGCCTGTCTCCTGAGCGCTTCCGCGAGGGCTGTCTTCCTTGCCTCCTCCGCATCGGATATCGCTCCGAGAAGGTCAATTTGTTCGTCGGTTGATGATTTTGTTACATGCTTGATGTCGTCCTCGTTTTCGCAGATGAGCGACGCAGGTCTGCACAGATTGTGCCTCATGGTCATCCAGAGGAAGTCCAGAATCAGCAGATTCCGCTTTCCCGGACTCAGCCTTGTTCCTCGCCCTATCATCTGACAGTAGAGGCTTCTTATCTTTGTCGGCCTGAGCACTACCACGCAGTCGCACGATGGACAGTCCCAACCTTCGGTCAGGAGCATGGCGTTGCACAGGACCGCTCCCGGGCCCGCCTTGTCGAACCATTCAAGCGTCTCCTTGCGGTCTTCGCTCGTTCCGTTGACTTCTCTCGCCCCCGGAATCAGCGACGCGAGTTCCTGCGCTATGCTGATAAGCGGGCAGAACACTACAGTCTTGCGATCCCTTGCGTGGATCTGTATCGCTGCAGCTATCTGCTCGAGATACGGCTCGAGCGATTCTGCGATGCTGTCGACCTGGAAGTCGCCGACCGATATCTTGACATTCGTCATATCGATCTCAAGTGGAAGCGTAAGAGCCGTTATCGGGCACAGGTAACCGTCCTTTATGGCATCTTTGAGTCCGTACTCGTAGGCGATACCGTCAAAGACTTTGGTTAAACTCTTCTTGTCTCCCCTGTCGGGAGTTGCGGTAACTCCGAGGATCTTTGCGTCCGGGAACTGTGCGAGCACCTTCTTGTAACTCGGAGACGGAGCATGATGCGCCTCGTCTACTATTACCGTGTCGAACATTCCGCTGTAATCTCTCCTGCTCATTGTTTGGACAGATCCGACCGTTACGCGTCTGATCTCGTTCTCCTGCGCCTTTATCTTTCCCGGCATGTAACCGAACATGCCGTTGTACTTGTCCCGTGCCTGTTCGATGAGTTCGTCCCTGTGTGCGAGTATCAGCGTGTTTCCACTCCTTCTGTTTGCGATGGTATTGAACACGACCGTCTTTCCGCACCCTGTCGGGAGCACCAGCAGGACTTTTCGCCATTCCTGCCAGCGCTCCTCGATCGAGCGAACAGCATCAAGCTGGTACGGTCTGAGGTTAAAAGTCGATGTCATCGTCTATCGGCTCGAAGGTCAGCTTGTCCTTGTTCTTCCATGCCTCGTCGTTGGCTGTTACCGCCGGAGCCTTTGACGGCGCGTAGAAAATAGCGACCTGATTGTAATCGTTTCCGTTATATTCTCTCGTGGTGATGCTGCAGATGCCCTCGCGTCCGTCCATGCCCTCGAGATTGATCGACGCTCTGCCCTTTTCGGGAGTGAGCCCGATGCAGTCCGTAAACTGCCTGATAGCGAAGAGCGCCTTGTTGTATATGTTCAGATTGTTCCTGACCGTGACGAACTTGATATCGCCGTCCTTTTCGAACGGGATCTCGAGGAAACACTTGACTTGCTGCGTGTTCGGCGGGAGTTTGTCGGAAGTCGCATATCCCACCTCGTGAGACTTGACCGTGAAGCGATAGTCCCCGTCAGGAAGCACCTCGAACGTGTTATCGTCCAGTACCAGATTGTTGATGTTCAGTTCGTTAGCCATTATTCTTTTCCTCCTTTGCGCACTTTATACACAGTGCTTTACCGTACTTAGTTTTAGTTGCTGATGCTATTTCCTGCGGGCTTCTGCCTGAAGCGGCCGTTATCGGGCTTCCACATTTTTCGCAGTTTATGATCTCGTCCGTCGGCCTGTCTTTTGAGACGCGTACTGCGTCGACCATGTCTCCGAACGCTTTCACCTTCTTGACCTTTAGCGTGATGCGCTTGCCGATCCAGTCCTCGGTATAAGGCGTGCCCCATACCTTCGTTATCATTTCGCCGTTGGTCTTGTTGACTATCCACGGCTTCTCGTTCTCCTCGAAGTGGATCACAAGGCACTCTTCCTTGCTTTCGCCATTCGAGACCATTTCCTTTTCGGCGGACTTTATGGTCAGCGTCTTCTCTTCTCCGGGCTGAAACGCCCACGACCCGAGATAGTTCGGGTTAAACAGTTTCTTCCAATGCGTCTTATTGCTCATCTCCATACACCTCCTTGTCCTCATAGCCGGGCCACTCGTCTTTCTCGGCACAATCCCTATATATATGTAGCAAGTCGTTCATCATGCTGAACCCCTCTTCGATAAAGCCTGTGTCGCAGAAGTAGACCCTTACCGCATAGGGCGGTGTCTTCTCCTGGGCGACAAATGCGAACCCGTACTCGTCGAGCGTTGTCTGGAATACCCCCTCGCAGTACATTCCCGCCTGCAACTTATAGCCGTACTTTCTGCATGACCTCTCGAACGAATTGCCCTCGCAGCTTGTCGTGGTCTTGTAATCGACTATGTAGGGCTTGCCGTCGTATGTCGTCAGCACGTCGGGTCTGCATTTGCACTCGACACCCGTTTTGGGGTCAGTCCACTCGATCGGGACTTCGTGCTGTCCCGTGAAGAGGAGCTCTGCTGCAGTGGGGTTCTTACCTACCATGTCAACCATAGCCAGTATCTTCTCCCAGTCGTCAGCAGTGATAATGTCCTTGCCCTCGTTCTCTTCGCAGAACTGTTTCCATTCCTCCTTGCCTGCCTTTGTGCGCCTGTCCACTTTCGGAGCGATTGCGAAGCAGTCGAAAAACTCTTTCGGCTCCAGCATGTATTTGTGAGCCGCAGTTCCGAACAGCAGCGCCTGCGTCTGCTCGCTCGGGTGCGTTACCTTGTAGTGGTAGTGCGCGGGGCTCTTCCTGAGCTCCCACAGGTCCGACCTGCGGACCGCAGCGATCTTGTCGTAATTCATATCTCTCCTCTCTATCTCAGCCTCATCAGCTGACTGTCGTTAACGTATTCGCTAATCATGTCGTAAGCGGTGTTGAACCCGCAGTCGAGCTCCGTTGCAAGGTCGATTATCGACTGTGCCAGGATGTAAAACACCAACGGTTTGTTCGGCTCGTCGTTGACTGCACCTTTATAGGCTCTCCACGCCGACCCGAGCGTTAGATCCGTGCGGTTCGCCAGCTTCGTGAACGCATCCGTAACGACCACCCTCGTCTCATGCTTGCAGTCTTCGCAGTAGCACTCTGTTGGGTCTTCAATCATCTCGCCGCAGACCGAGCACTTGAGTAGGTCCGTGTCGTGGTACTCTGATGACCCGCAGTGCGGACAATACCCGAACTCCTGACCGTACGATTCCTTTTCGAACTTCGGCTCCTCGAACTCAAAACCGCATTCTAAACATTTGTACATAACATCCCTCCCGTGGTATAATTAAGTGATGAAAATAGTTGTAGTTTTTCTTCGAAACATTGAACATTAAATCTTTCCTCTAAGCGGCGCCCTTGCATGGCGTCGTTTTACTTTCCCGTGTAGTGCGGAATCAGACCCGTCACCGGACCGCCGTAGACCGCATTCGTTATCTCTCGCAGATTCGCCCAGTTAGAGTTGTCGTTCGCCTTGATGTAAACCGTGTAGTCGTCTTCAAACACGATCTTTATCAGCTCCTTGTACGGGCTCAGAGCGTCGTAGCGGTAAGTGATGTAGCGCACGTTGTTACAGGCCTTGTCGAGCCTCAATGTTCCTGCAAGGGAACGAATGAAGTCCCGCTTGTTCTTAATCATTTTCTTTGCATCGATTTCCATTGTTCTCTCCTCTCATCCGATATACGTGTTTGCAAGTCCGCCGATGATGATTATAAGTGCGAAAATAGCGACTTCCTTGATAACTTCTCTCATATCTCCACCATCCTCTCTACGGCAGTGTTGCGCCGTTTCCATTCCTCGATGTCCTCATCCGATATCCGTATAATCCGCCCGACCTTGTAGGCTTCGAGCTCGCCCCGCCTGACCATCCGATAGACGGTGTTGTAGTGCACCCCGAGCAGGTCTGCGGTCTGCTTTATGGACTTCCATGCCATACTCATCACTCCCCTCTCATCAGATAGACTTCCTTGTAGTCGAGCGTGTCGCAGTGGCAGGTCCCGTCCTCGGATGGGATGAAGATGTCGACCGTGTTCGGCACTCCGACCCGATCCGTAACGATGAACTCCTCACCGTCGATGGAGATCCGCGAGCCGAGCGGTACGCCGTTCATCGCTACGTGACCGTATTCGAGCCTCTGACCGCTCGCAGACTGGAAGCCGTACTCCTCGTTACAAGCCTGGCAATAGACAGACACCCTGTATTCTCCGAGGTCTACGGGCATCTGAGCCTGCACCGCTCCGTGGGCGCTTATGGACGCTGCCAGTGCAACTCCGACTAATCCTGTAAACATAATCTCTCCTCTCAGTTTGTTTCCTTACGACGCAACAGATTCGTCAAAAAAAATATCGGCAACTTCCTCGTCCGTAAGACTGTAGCGTATCTTTATAGTCTGAATTTCGCTCTGTCTGAACTC